GTTATTGCTAAATAATGCTTCATTCCCAAATGCGGTGGAAAGATTGAGGAAGGCCCCACCAATAGTGCTGGCACTGTTAAATCCTCGGTGCCAGACGGCCCAGTTAGCAGCATCATTCAATCGTTTAACGATAATACATCCAGGAACACTTCCAAGATTATGGGCAATCTGGCGGTTGGACGTTCCGTCACCCGTCCACGTAACTACATCAAGGAAGCCTGCTTGTTTGCGGAATGTCCAAGAGACTATCTCTTTACCAGCTCCGTTTTCTGACCCGCCATAGCTGGTACCTGTTTGAAACCCAGTAGCACCCGCATACCTGAACTCTACTTTATTCGCCCCTGTATTAGTTAACTGCGCGCCTGTAGTGTCGGAAAATATGACTTTGCCAGCACCTCTTTCAGTGTCATATAAACAATGGCTATCAGCGCCGTTCCTTCTTTTAAACCAAATCATTCCGCCTTCATCGGCAAGAGCAATTCCATTGTCTATGGTTAAAGCGGCGCTATCAATGCCATCGTAAACATATGTGGAAAACACATCATCCACATAAACGGATTCACCACCACCGCCAGAGGCAGCTTGGAATAACTTGTTAGCTGTACTCATTAGCCCATCGCCTGTCCAGCAGTAAACCCGTAATAGGTTGTGCCGCCGTCATAAGTTACAAAAACGAAAACATCAACACCGCCAGAAGTTGCGGTAAGAGTTGGTGCAGTAGCTGCTGCCCAATCAACACTGCCCGGCCAAGTGATTGTTCTAGCCGAAGAGTCTTGAATAACCTTTAGCGTAAATGCGCTAACCTTGCCACTCGCCGCAGGGTTACTAAAAGTGTAAGTGACGTTTTCTGAAAGGGTGTGTGTGAAGTTGTCACCATCCCGCAGATTGATTGTGGCTGCGTTAGAACTTGAGGTAATCGCCGTGGACTCTTCAATCTTGCCGTTGTCGAAACTGACTACACCATTAGCATCTGCTGTAACAGCTTTAGAAGCCGCTGTAGTTCCTAAAGTTGTTATGTCTAGATAATTGAGTTCAGCAGTGGTTGCTGTAACACCATCAAGAATATTTAACTCTGTTGCTGTACTTGTTACGCCATCAAGTATGTTAAGTTCCGCAGCAGTGCTTGTAACGCCATCAAGAATATTAAGTTCTGCTGTGGTGCTTGTGACACCATCCAAAATATTTAATTCTGCGGCTGAAGCAGTAACACCTGAGATTACGCTTGATTCTTTTGCCAGAGGAATACCACCAGCAGTAGAGCCATCATGAATAACAGCAGTATCTTTTGTAGTATCTACCGTAATTTCGCCTACGGCACCTGTAAAAGAAGAATGCTCAGAGGTTGTGCCCCTACGAAATTGTATTTGAGTAGCCATTATGTAAGTGCTCCATAATCGTTAGAAGCAGTTAAACTGCCAGTAATAAGACCATAATCTTGAGTTGTTAAATTTTGAAGGATTGTTTCTACTTGCGTGTTTGTTGCAGAAGGAGAAATCAAGTTCCAACCAGACCCATCATAAACCTTCATAACGTCATCTGTTGTATTAAAGTATAAAGCGCCAGCAACTAACGCATCACCGTCATTATCTACCGAAGGGTTGTTAGACTTAGCGCCTAGATAACGGTCATCAAAAGAATCATAACTAGCAGCCGCAGATGTAGCAGATGAAGCCGCAGCCGTAGCACTACTTGCTGCATTTGACGCAGATGTAGATGCTTCTGAGGCTTTAGTAGTGGCTGTAGCAGCACTTGTCGCAGCAGATGTAGCACTTCCTAATATACCGTCTACATATCCTTTACGAGTTAAGTCATCAGCAGCAGATGGAGTGGCTGTAGACGTTGCCTTGTTAGAGCCTAAGACTATGTTGCCAGTCATAGTGCCGCCAGCTAAAGGCAGCATTGTATCGGCGTAAGTCTTGTTTACAGCGTCTGCTGAGGCTGTGGGAGTGCCAAGACCTGTAATCTTGTTTGTACCCATTGCAATAGCACCTGTCATGGTGCCACCAGCTAATGCAAGTTTTGTAGCTATCTGATTGGTAATTGTGGTTGCAAAGTCAGGGTCATCACCTAACGCTGCTGCTAGTTCGTTTAAGGTATCTAGCGTACCTGGAGCAGAGTCAACAAGACCCGCTACCTCTGTGTCTACATAACCTTTAGTTGCTGCGCTTGAAGCAGCCGTAGGAGTGGCTAAGTCAGTTAACTCAGCTGCGTTAAAATCAACAGTGCCATTTAATACAAGGTTGTTAAGTGTGGTTGTACCACTTGAAGCTGTTACATTACCAGTTAAGTTACCAGTAACATTGCCTGTCAAATTACCCGTTACGTTACCTGTTACATTACCAGTTAATGCTCCAGCAAAACTTGTATTAGCGGTTATCAACGTACCAGTAATAGCTTGGGGTGTAGAACCACCAACCACTATTCCGTTTACTGTACCGCCTGTTAACACAGCATTAGAAGAGCTTAGATTTGAGTTAGCAGTAACTGTACCAGTAGCTGTAATAGCACCAGTTGTAATTGAGGATGGGTTAGTCCCAAGCTCAATAATTACTGCACTGTTGTTCTCAGTAAAGAGTCTCTTATCTGCGGTATTTACAGCAAGCTCACCTTGAACTAAGTCTGAGGCCGAAGGTACGGCTGACGAAGTTGAGGAGAACTTAGTAATAATTGTTGCCATCTATTTCACCACTTAACCTTGTTTGCCCAGTACGCTGCGGAACACTTACCTTTTGCTATGTTCTTAGCATGACGCGCTTTAAAAGACTTCCTCCTAGCCTTTTCCTTTTCTGTCTTTGGGTTTTTGCCAGCGCCTGATACACCCTGCTGACCAAACCTAATTGTCTTAATACTTCCGTCACCACACTTGGCTACAACAACGTGGCTTTTAGTAGGATGATTAGGAGTCCTCTTAGGTTTGTTAAAACCAGAGACACCTGCTCTTGCTAATCTTGGGTCTTTCTTTTTCATAATAAGAAGTCAGGGGGCCGAAGCCCCCCAACCTATCCTAACTTATACGTCAGGGACACAAAGGATGAAGCCAGCCTCTGGACGATGTGCTTGAACACCATAAAGGGTGTCAGCAGTGTACAGAGTTGACAAATACTCTTGCTTGTACTGAGTTTGTGAACGTACATTCATTTGCTCAGCCAGGACAAGGGCATCTTTGTGCATGAGGTAGGCACCGCGAACATCAGCAGTACCAGCAGAGTTAGAAGTTGCATCTTCAATGAGAGGGCAGTTAGAAGAGACGTAGATGTCAATTCCATAAACTGAACCAATCAAACCAGACTGGACAGTTGCACCTTCACGGAAGTCAGCAGATACATAACGGTCAGTACCCATGATTGCAGAACGCAATGCAGGTGGGATAACAAAGCATCGGTCACTCATTGGGACATCGGCATCATCCATACGCTTAATCAACGCACGAAAGCCAGCATCTGTGAATACGTCTGCTGCTACAACAGTGTCGTCAGTGTAAGCGGTCAGACCATTAGTAGCGTCCACAAAGAACGTATTTGCACCTTCCCATGCTGTACCAGTACAAGTACCAGTAACAGGAACAGTCAGGTCAAAAGTACCACTACCAAAACCAGTACCAGCGCGGAACAGGTCATCATCAACCTGCTTGGCAAGAGCGTAACCAGCATCTTCAGTGTAGAACTGACGAAGTGAGGCAAGAGCCTGAACTTCAACAATGTCTTCAATCAGACGAGAATACTCGTAGTGACGGTTAATAGTAACAGTGGTTTCACTTTCCAGGTTAGCCTGCATAGTTACAGCAACAGCTTCTGCCTTAGCATTAGCGGAGCCGCGAGTAGGCTTAGGAAGGTGGATAACATCACCCTTGTTGCCAGACATTGTCATGCTTTTAACAAGAGGAGCCATCTTTAAAGATTTTTGATATGCAGCAATAACTTCGTCGGACCATATTTCAGGTACAAAAGTATTTGCTGCGGTTTTGTCTACGGTTGCGTTTGCGGTAAAAAACGCACCAGAAGTTTCATTAGCCATGCTTAAATTCCTTTATCTTACGCGCTTCTCCGCATAAGCCTTTCTAATCTCAGGCTCCATGCTTTGATAACGCCTTGGGTCAGTCTTCATAAGTTCAATAATATCTGCCCTTCGATAAATCTTTTTAGATGGGGTTTCAGAACTACCTTTAGCCCCACCAGTAGAAGCTTTCTTAACAGCATCCTTTCTAGCATCCTTTTCGTCTTGAACAGCAGTTTGTGACATCTGCTTAATCTGTTTCCATTGAGAAAACAAATTGTCAGCAGCCCTACTGTCATACTGTTGGTCAGCGCGAGTTAAAAGCTCAACGCGAATCTCATCACTCTTTACCCAGTTAATAAAATCTGAGCTTTGAATAATCTCTTGCGCGTCTGGATGTTTGTTAATTAACTCCTGCTTAGCTTGGTCCTGTCTAATCCGTAGGGTATTTTCTTGAGCCTCCTTAATAGCAGGATGGTTCGCAATCTTACTTTCTACAGCTTTGTCAGGGTCAGCAAAAAAATCTATCTCTTCAGCAGGTTCAGGTGCTTTTGTTTCCGACTGTTTAAGAATGAAGTTATCTACTACCTTTCGTAATTCTCCAACTTCAGCGCCTTGACTTCCCAATCGGCTTTCAGCTTCTTGGTGCATCTTAGCTACTTCAGCTATTGTCTTACCTTGGTACATTGGTGCAAGTTCTGCTTCCCCTTCCGAAGTGGTTACTTCTTCTTGGACAGGTTCTTCCACGTTACTTACTTCATCTGCCTCTACTGGGTCAATTAGTGTTGCCATTATTAAACTCCGTTAAGACCGACTCTAGCTACCCTTCTGGACTATTGTTCGGCTGCCTTACGTTCTAATGCCATCTTCTGCTCTCTGGAACGAACCCACTTGTCTGTTGCACCTGGAAAATGTCCAGAAGCGGGGTCGAGACTACACCTGACAGCAGGGATGACTCGCTTTGCTACCTCATCACATTGAGGACAATCAATCTGTTTAGTTTCACGTGAAACAAGTTTTTCATTTACATGACCATACTTGCACACAAAGTCAAACAGAATCATTGCTATCCTCTATATAATGTTCAACGGTAGACTCCATATTAAGCATGAAGGCAAGGATATTTAATTGTCCTTTACGGAAATGTAAGTCCTCGTTGTCCTTCGTTACTTCTACAGAATTTATTTGGATGGCATTATTTCTAAGCTCATCCATCAATACTTTCCAGCCCTCTGTACGAAACGTATCTTTAAGAGCTTGGTAATGCTTTTCTTCCTCTCTTTCCACCCTTTGGCTCCTTATTAGCTTCCTCTAGCTTTTGGATTCTTTCTTCTAAACCTTTAACGATTTCATTAATTTGATTTAGAATGTTCTGCATTTCTACGTTAGTAATCATTGTGTTAAAGTCTTAGCTGTTTCCAAGTTAAGCCTTCTTTCCTCCAGTAGTTTGTCAGTTACTTTCAT